CCACCCCTGTTCACAGAAAGGAACATACCATGCGTACCCTATTGATTAACCCAGAAACCAAGACCGTCACTGAGCATAATTACGATGGCTCTTGGAGAAGCATCGCCCCAACCATTGGTGCTGGGACATTCGACATCATCTTCACGGAAGTCGGCGACATCCACGTCGATGACGAAGGCCTGTTGAAATCCCCGCAGTTCTTCTGGAAGCTCGACACCATGCACACCCCTATCGCTGGCAAGGGTCTGGTGTTTGGCTTCGCCGATGACGAAGGCGACAACACTGCGTCAGAGATCTCCATCGAACGCTTGCTGGAGAAGCTGGACTTCTACACCCTCGACGATGTTGCTGACACTTGGGGGATGATGAGTGAAAAAACCGAAGAAGTCCTTTCTCCGCAGGAGTTAAAGATGATCCGCAACCTTCGTAACAGGGGTTATGCCACAATTATTTGGATGCCCCAAGAACTTGACGGCATAGATCCATCCCTCATGGAATCAAGCTCCATCAAACACGGGTTTCAGGTCATTGAAATGAACAAGGCACAGACCAATGAGCCAGATAAGCAGGCTATGGCCAAGCTTTTGTGGGAGAAGATCGAACCCAGCCAGATCTGGACGTCTTTGGAAGATATCAGGAAATCTATTTCTACAGGGGAGGTATAATCATGGCGAACGCATTAACCAAAAGGGTAACTCTCAAATCAATCATTAGCTGCGCCGCATTCAGGAAGGGCTATGAGGAGGCCAAAAAGGGCGCGCCACTGGCTTCGGATGATTTTAGCTACAAAGACGTCTGGCAGTACGAGAGAGGCCGCCAGTTCGCCTGTCTGTACGATGGCAGGCTAAAGGAAGGGAATAGGGTCGGGATGGACGCCCTGTATGCTCTACAGGGTGCTATGAACGCGGGGCATGTATTATGAGGAGGCTTCGGCCTCCTTTTTTAATGGATAATTACTTAGTATGCCCCACTAAGTAAAAAATACGTTAAAAGGTTAATTATATCAATGACTTAATTGAATAGACTACGCAGCCCTTATAGAAAGAAATTTATCGGTTAAAAACACACCCCCTCTTAAGAGACATTTAAGGGATAAAATTAGAGATATTAACATACTCTTAAGACGTTTTTTCAGGTAAAAAAGAAGAACTATCTAAAGAGAATAATATTATATATTATTTATAATAATTTTATAGAGATATTTCAATGACTTGAAGGAAACACAATACTTAGTATGGCTGCTTATCCTGTCTTATCCTATTATTAATTAAACATAAAATTGATACGCATTTTTATAAGTAGTATGTTTTTTCTTATTCTGCATGAAAGGACTTTGGTTATGCTAATCATTGAAAAGGGTTTGACCCATCCATCACAAAAAATTAACCTGTATCTGGATGACCCCTGGGATCAATTGGAGATTGGAGATTCCTTTTTTGTCAAAAGGATCACGCTCAAGGAAGGCAAGTTAATTTGCCAAGTGCATTCCAATAAATTTGATAAAAATTTTGATGCAACGCGGGAAAAAGGTGGCATAAGGTTTTGGCGCATTGAAAAAAACAGGGATACTTTTAGTCAAGAAAATAAAGTTGATTACGAAGATAAGATATTGAAGTTATTGGGAAAAAAAGGAGAGACTTCAATGGGAATATTGGTTAATAGGTTAAGATTGGAGCCAGAAAAAACAAAACAAATTGTTGAGATTTTGGAAAAAAAGTCTTTAATTTCAATAAGAAGGGTGACACATCCTCGTAGATTGACTGTCGCTTATTTTTGTAAGGCGCTTTAAAATGGTTAAAAAAGGACCACCTCGTCTTATGACGCAGGACGATAAAGATTACATTTGCCAGCAAATTGCAGCTGGTAGAGCTGTTTCAGACATTCTGGAAAAGAAAGAGATCGGCGTTGAATCGCGTACAATTTACCGCGAGATGGCGAGAGATTCGAATTTTATGGCAAGTTACGCCCGCGCGCGCGAGACAGCAATTGAGATAAAAATCGGCGAAACAGAGGATATTATCCTGGGTCGAGGGGATTATTCGAACTTTAGTTTTGAGGAGCGCAAAGAGCTGGTGAATGATCGCCGCTGGTTTGCCATCAGGCTGCAACGCAATCGCTATGGCGACAAGATCGATCTGGATGTAAAAGCCAAGCTTCAGGTCGAAGGTACGGTAATCGATGCCGAGGCGCTTGATGTGGACCAGCTGCTTGCGCTCAGGCAGGTGTTGCAGATTGCTTCAGGGGTTGAAGAAGAAGAAGAATTTAACGATTATAGGGAGGTTGATGGGAGCGAAGATCAAGTTAGCTTAGAAGATTTAAATGATGAGTGAGATAAGGAAAAAAAATGATGTTAACGGAATTAGCAGAGGCGCTGGAAAAGGCGCAGGCAAAGGTTAAAGAACTCGAGTTTTTGGTGGCCGTTCGCGTCCCGCGCAGGGACTACGACGCAATCGTCAAGAGTATGTCGGTTTGCCAGAACACGATTGAGCGCCTGATGGTGGCTCTGTTCAAGGTAAAGCCTAAAAGCCAAGAGGTAGCCGACGCGCGCGACATCCTGCAGTACCTCGAGCACCTGATTCAGAACAACGATCATATGCAGGATGAAGTTTGGATCGCCCGAGAGAAGGCTCGCGTCGAGGCAATTAAAGCCGAGCGCATGAAGCGACCAGCCGAGATGCTGGGCGAAAGGAGCAAGCTTGATCAAATTTTTGAAGATCGCCTAAAGCAACGCAAGAAGGTTTTCGGCACCGTCAAGAAAGATCATAAGCCATGATCACGCATGATGAGCTGAGCAAGGCGCTGTACGAGACCTATCGGGCGCAGGCCACAAAGGTGGGAGGCGACATGCGCGAATGGCAAGAGCAGTCGATTGCGGTCAAACAGTGCTGGTCAGCCGTGGCCTTTACTGCATGGGAGCTGGTCGAGGGTGAGAACGCGATCTGGGCTGAAGCCGCTTCGCGAAAGGAAGAGGAACTTCGCGAACTGGTGGTTAAGTTCATAAACAGAGCGGAGTCTGTTCTCGAATGACCTTCATCCTGCTCGATGGCCAAAAGATCAACGTCGAGGCGACTGACTTCAAAGTCAATAAACGCCTCGCCGAACTATCGTTGGTCGAGTTTATCAAGCAGGCATGGCACGTTATCGAGCCGGGTCAGCAATACCTGCATAACTGGCACATCGACGCCATTTGCGAGCACCTAGAAGCCATCACCGATGAGGCGATGATTGACGACAAGCAGTACTATAACCGCCTGCTGATCAACGTCCCGCCTGGCGCTATGAAGTCCCTCCTGACCAATGTCCTATGGCCGTCTTGGGAATGGGGGCCGCGAAACATGCCATACCTGCGGTACGTGTGCGCCTCGCATGCCATGCCGCTCGCTATCCGAGACAGCACCAAGATGCGTCGGCTGGTGACATCCGAATGGTATCAAGAGCGTTGGGGCGATAGGGTCACGATTACCGGAGACCAGAACGAGAAGATCAAATACGAAACGACAGCCACAGGGTTTCGCCAAGCCGTGGCCATGTCAGGCATGACGGGTGCTCGAGGTGACCGTGTCATCATCGACGATCCGCACTCGGTGGCCTCGGCCGCATCAGAAGCCGAGCGGTCCACCACGATTGAGACGTTCGAGCAGGCAATCCCGACCCGCCTCAACAATCCCGATAAGTCAGCCATTATTGTGATCATGCAGCGCCTGCATGAGGAGGACGTGTCCGGCGTGATTCTCGAGAAACAGCTCGGCTACGATCACATCATGATACCAATGGAGTACGATCCCGAGCGCGCATATCCGACGATGCTGGGATGGGAAGATCCTCGGACCCGCAAGGGTGAGCTATTCTTCCCGCGACGGTTCCCTCGGCATGTGGTCGAGCGCGACAAAAAGATCATGGGCAAGTATGCATCGTCTGGCCAGTTCCAGCAGCTGCCAACCCCAGAGGATGGCGGTATCATCAAGCGCCGGCACTGGAACCTGTGGGAAGATCCAAAGTACCCCGCGTTTGATTACATCATTGCCTCGCTTGACACGGCCATGACCGAGAAAAAAGAAAACGATCCGTCAGCCATGACGGTATGGGGGATCTGGACCGATGACCCCAAGACCCACGCGACCCGCATGCTGAACCGCGACGGGCATATGACCCATGTGATCCGCACTTATGATGAGCGGGAGGTGCCGCCTCGGATTATGATGATGCATGCATGGTCAAAGCACCTCGAGATGCCCGAGCTGGTCACAGAGGTGGCCGAGACATGCCTTCGGTGGAAAGTTTCGACACTTTTGGTGGAAAACAAGACCGTTGGCCTCCCAGTTGCGCGGGAGCTTAGAAGGATGTATTCTGGTAAGAACTTTGGCGTTCAGCTTGAAGACCCAGGATCAATTGACAAGATGGCGCGCTTGTACTCGGTGCAGCATCTGTTCGAAGAGGGACTGGTCTACTGCCCCGACAAAGCATGGGCCGACGAGGTCATAAGCCAGTGCATGCGGTTTCCAAAAGCCAAGCATGACGATCTGGTGGATACGGTCTCAATGGCGATGCGTTATCTCAGGCGAGTAGGCTTCGTGCTACGTCAAGACGAGGTTCAGGAAATGTACGAAGACAGTCGGATCCACACTGGCAAACCGCCTGAACCACTTTACGGGATTTAAATATGGCTCTTGTCGCAAACCCCAACATTCGTTTACAGGACGAGCAATCACCTGAGCTCGCAGGCGAGGACATTGCGGTTGAGATCGCCGAGGATGGCCCGACACAAGATCTAGATGAGCACGGCAACATTATGTCAATTGAGTTGCCGGACGGCTCAATTACGTTCTCAATGGATGGTTCTCCGATTGAGAAGGCTGAGAACCGCAAGACGGGTTGGTTTGACAATCTGGTTGAAGAGATTGCAGAAGCCGAGCTATCAATGATTGCCCATGACCTGATGAAGGGCGTGCAGGATGACCTTGACAGCCGCAAAGAGTGGATTGAAGACCGCGCACAAGGCATCAAGCTCCTCGGGCTCAAGATTGAAATCCCAGGCCTCGCAGGTGCAGCCGACGGCGCGCCAGTCGAAGGTATGTCACGCGTCAGGCATCCCCTCCTGCTTGAAGCCGTACTGCGTTTTCAGGCGAATGCGAGATCCGAGCTATTGCCTACGGACGGGCCAGTTAAGATCCGCGAAGACAACAACAACGCCACGTTAGCGTTGGACCAGTTGGCCAATGACCTCGAAAACGATCTTAATCACTACCTCACAAGCACAGCCAAGGAATACTACCCTGACACTGACCGCATGCTCCTCATGTTGGGATTTGGTGGAACTGCGTTCAAAAAGGTTTACTTCTGCCCTTTGCGAAACCGCCCCGTCAGTGAATCAATCGATGCCGATGACCTTATCGTCAACAACTCGGCCACTGATCTTTCCAATGCAAAACGGATAACCCACCGTCTTTACATGCGGCCGTCAACAGTGAAGCGCATGCAAATCCTTGGCGTATACCGCGACATTGATTTGTCTGACCCTAAGATGATCAAGTGGGATTCAGCGCAACGTGAAAAAATGGCGCAGCAGGGCATTAGCGCCGAAAGCTTTAACCCAGAAGACCGCGACCGCGAAATTTACGAGATCTATTGTGAACTGGATATTAAGGGTTTTGAGCATCGCCGCAAGGGTAAAGAGACGGGCCTTGATATACCATACCGCGTGACGATTGACGCATCGACGCATGAGATCCTGTCAATCGTAAGAAACTACAATGAGGACACGAAAGAGCTTCCTGAAGCCCGTTCAAACTTTGTCAAATACACATTTGTGCCAGGCATGGGTTTTTATGATCTGGGTCTTTTGCACATCTTGGGCAACACAACCAACGCGCTAACTGCGGCTTGGCGCGAAATGCTCGATGCAGGTATGTACGCCAACTTTCCCGGTTTCCTGTATGCCGACACGGGCGCTCGCCAGAACACCAATATTTTCCGCGTACCGCCCGGCGGGGGCGCATTGGTTAAGACGGGCGGCATGCCGATTGCTCAGGCTGTAATGCCGTTGCCTTACAAAGATGTTGGCGGCGGGCTAATGACGCTTGTTGAAAACATTAACCAGACGGGCATGCGGCTTGGCGGAACGGCAGAGCAGGCGGTGGGCGAGGGAAGATCAGACGCGCCGGTCGGCACCACAATTGCGTTGATCGATCAGGCCACGAAGGTTTTGAACTCGGTCCACAAGCGCATGCACTCGGCGCAGGCCGAAGAGTTTCAAATGTTAGTGCAATGTTTCCGAGAAAATCCCGATTCGTTCTGGCAGGCGAACCGCCGGCCGGCCCGCAAGTGGGACGAGGACACGTTTTTGAGAGCGCTGGATCAGGTCGATCTGGTGCCGCAGGCGGATCCCAATACGGCCAGCCAGACGCAGCGTTTGATGAAGGTGGTTGCGTTGAAGCAGATTCAAGCTGCCAACCCGTCAATGTATGACCCGATCGCGGTTGACACTGCGGCGCTGCAGGCAGTTGGTTGGTCAAACCCTGAACAATTCATGATCCCAGCCGCAGCGCAAGGTACGCCTCCACCCGAGCTAGAGATTAAGAAAGCTGAAATGCAAATTAAAAAGCAGGACAGTGACAATAGGGCTAAAGAGGCGCAAGGGCGGCTTGGCTTGGATCAGGCGCGCATCCAGTTGGATATGGCAAAGGCTCAGATGGACGCGCAGGGCAAAGCGCAGGGAGGCGTTGCGGGCCCAACGGATCACGAGAAGCATGTTGACGGCATTGATTTGATTATCAAAGAAAAGCTTGCTGATGCCAAGATGATGGATACAAAGATTAAGGCGGCAGGTTTGGCGGCGTCAATGAAGAAAGACGCGGCCGACAATGCCATGGAGCAGGCCGAGATGATCGCCAAAGAACGAATCCAGATGATTGATTTGGCTCAAAACTTGGCGGTGCATCCCGAGAGCGAGCAAGTCACGCGCAATTTGCTTGGCAATATCGTTCCAGCCATTACGAGTGTTAAGCCATGAATGACGCGTTGAAAATTGCCAAGATGGTTAAACCTGTGGCTCGGGTTCACTTGTCTAAAGGTGGTGTGCCAACATCTGCGGCTGAACAAGCTATTATTGACCAGCATCGCGGAACGGGCCTTGAATTTCCAGAAGAAGAAAGCACAAGGCGTCTTGGGGCAAAAGCTAAACGCAAACCAGATGCAGGAAAACCAGCTAATCCTCGCACAGTTATTTCAGCGCCTT